GTTATCAGATGTTTTTATAGCAATTAACATTAAATTAATTAATTTTATAGGTAGTATATTTCTAAATTGATAAATTATATTCTCATATATTTCAACTGAATCAGATCCTGACCATTTTGAACAATCTCCATTAATTATAATTCTTTCTTTTCCGGTTAATTTACATTTCTTTATTATAATATCTTCTTGATTATCTATATTCATAAATTTCTTTGATCCTCCTATATGTATATATTCTTCATCCATATAAGAGCATAATATTCTAAATACTTTTTCTATAATATAATTCATTACTCTTGTTTCTAAGTCTTGTATAAATATCTCTCTATCAGCTCCAAATTGTTGTTTAGTACTCATAGTATAATTACCTATTAAATCTTTTTCTTTTTCATATCTAGATAAACTTCTCTCTATTATATCTTTTATAGTAATAGATTTATTCTCTGATTTTAACAATTCATTTAATATAATTTCTGAAGTTTTTAAAGTTGATTTATATTCTAATTTTAAATCTAATATTGATCTGTTAATCTTTTTAATCATTTCAGAATTATTACCTTTTTCTTCTAATTTAATTATTTTTTGTTTGAGTAATTCAATTTTAACATTTAATTCTTCTTTATCTAACATAGCTTTATTACTTATAATACTATATATACTCTCATTAAAATCTAATTCTTGACTTATTTTATAATTTATATTTTCTTTGTTTTTTTGAAATTTTTCTTGTATAAATAATTGAGTATACATACTTACTAAATCTTTATTCATAGTAAATTTCTTATCTTTATTAACTACTATATTATTTATTACATCATCAATATAACTCATATACATTGTATCTAAATCTTTAGTATAAAAATTATTTATTTGAACTTTATATTCTACATCTAAATCAAGCATAGTTTTAAGTCCTTTCCATATTGATTGTTTCATACTAGTTAATTCTTTACATGTTATATGCATAAAATATACTTCTACTAAAAATGTATTAAAATTTATTTTTTCATTATAGAATATACTTTTTACATTTAAATTATGTATTTTAGTTCGATCTTCTTCTAAGGTAAAATTATGATTTAATTGTTGACTTGTATCCTTTAAATATTTAGTTACAATATCATAATAAAATATATCTAATTTATTCTTAAAAGGTAACTTTAATTTATCTTCAAAGAATTTTTTCATATTTGAATAATCA